GTCGTAGTTGTCGGTGTTTAGTGTAGGTGTTGCACTATTTGCAGTGCTTGCAAGTACACGAGGCTGAACCCACTTATTGGTCAATGTCTGAGTTGCATCAGTGCCAACAACAGTAGTTGTAGCGTCTGGCAGTGTTAATGTTCGGCTTGCAGTTAAAGTTGTTGGCGTAAGGGTTACCGCAAAAGTCCCCGTACCACCAGCCCTACCCGCAAGACGTACAGCGTCTTGTGTAGCTGCTGCGGCTGCTTGAACTGTTCCAAGTACATCAAGTTTTGTAGCTGGAGTAGCACCTATGCCAAAATTTCCAGAAGTATCAATTGTTACTTGAGTGGTACTTCCATTTGTACCCAACCCAAGTGGTATAGCACTGCCAGTGGTAATACCTTTGGCGGTTGTGCCAATGACTACGTTGCCTGTTAAAGCAGTTATATTTCCAGCCGTAAACCTATGGTTAGTAACTGATGCGTTACCGTATGTATATTCGTTACTAACAGTTATAGATGAGGGTGCAGAACCAAAACCAAAAAATCCATTATTGCTTCCAGAAGTTGCGGTGCTTCCTGCGTTGTAACCTACGCTGGTACAGTTAGAGCCAGTAGCAAGACCTAACGCAGTAGTTCCTACGGCAACATTAAAATTCCCAGAAATATTTGTTTGTAACGCTCTATCCCCTACGGCAGTTATTCCACCACCATCCACATTTGCTACGCCAGTTTTAAAACCTAAAAATGTATTTATGCCGCCAGTAGTATTTACAAGCCCAGCTTGATAGCCAACTGCGGTAAAGTTATTTGCAGTGTTAACCGCACCAGCTTGGTAACCAACCGCAACCATCTGAAACCCTGTTGCATTTCCATTAAGGGCTTGAAATCCAACGGAGGTATTAGAAGCAACCGCGCCGCCGCCTTTCCCAACATTAAGACCGTTGATAGTGCTATCTGCTGTAGTTGTAACGCTTAACGCGCTTACTGCTCTACCAGCCGTAAGGTTAGCCACAGTTACTTTTGTTGTAGCTGAACTTTGGACAACAGGCAAAGTTTCCGTTCCCGCCAACGGTGTCGTTGCGGAAGTTAATGCGGAGATTTTGCTGTTAGCCATATCTTAGACTTCGTATGAAAGCTGTATGCTAAGGGTGTCTGTGGCACCCCAAGTAAATGGCGTAGTTGGGTTTAATGTTCCCGATGGTTGAGAGCTAGTTAATACTCGGATACCATTTGTTGAATCTGCTCTAACAACACCAATATAGTCTGCTACGCCTGCATCCAACATTGATGCGCTGCCATTGTAAAAACTAATACCACTAGCAGGAGGAAATGGCAAGCTAAAAAACCATGTATTCGTACCAAATGTAGTTGTTGACCCCATTACAAAATAAATATTAACATGAACAATATTGCCATTGCGAACATATCGTCCAGTTAAAGAACCGTTACCAACTACAGGTTGTGGGCTTGAAGATGTTGACCAAGTAACAGCGTAAGTTTGCGTTATGCCGTTAATTATGGATGTTGGTTCTGAATTAACAAGATTGGTAGCGCAATTGAAAAATTGATTACCAGAAACTGTAGTGCGAAGTGACCCAGCTACTATTGTTATCCCCGTTGCTACAGAATTTCCATTAATTATGTTATTTGATATGAGAGCATCAGTTACCCCATTATTGCGGATTGCTTCATATCCATTAAATTTTCCATAAAGATTATTACCAGAGATTATTGCGCCAAAACCAGTATAGATGCTTGAAATACTTATTGTGATGCCGCCAGTTGTGCCAGATAAATTATTAGCGCCAGTTATGGTATTTCCTGTTATGGATAAACCATATTGAGCCGTTATTGCAATTGCAAATACGCCTGAAGCAGATAATGTGTTTACATTTGAAATTACGTTATTGGATACTGTCACATTAAACGTATTGCCGCCGTTATGCAAAATTCCCGCATCATCGTATAGGGTCATAAACGTATCACCTATAGTTCTTGCGGTATTGTTGGCAACAATTAAATTTTGCACTCCTTGACGACCATAAATACAATGTGTTGTCATGTTTAAAAATTGATTGCCAGATATAACGCAACCATTAACACTACCGCCGTCACCGTATAAATTAACTCCTGCGCCACAATTAGTAAACTGGTTGTTTATAATTTTAGTTTCAGTTGTACTAAAATCGTTTCCAACGCAATAATAATATCCTGTTGGCGAAAGTGTAGTGTGTTTATCTCCAACGTTAGTAAACCGACAGTTAGAAACTATATTTCTATTGGAATTGTTATAATTTTCAAGACCCGCATACCACATATTTTTAAATTCTAATCTTTCATAAATTGAATCGTTTATTATTGTTGAATAAATACCAATTTGAAAGTTGTCGTCTCCACCGTCAGCAGTGGACGAATAGTTACCGTCAATAGTCATATCAGAAATAACTATGCGGCTGTAAGCAGTACTTGTTGGATAGTTAGAAAAACCACTTGGGTAATACGAGCCAGAAGAAGATAACAAAATTGTTGTGTTACCCATCCCTGCACCAACATACTCAATGTTAGACCTTAATTTAATTTGAGCCGCTGCAAGTCGATATGTTCCTGCGGGAAAAAATAACTTGCCCCCGTTTATACCGTTAAGATAGTCAACAGCTAAATTTATGGCTGTGCTGTCATCAGTTGTACCGTTTCCAGTAGCACCAAAATCTTTTACGCTTACAGTTTCACGCAACTTGGTTTGCACCGTAGTAGATACAGCATAAGTTCCAGCAGGATCATATTGAACATTTATTGCATTGGATGCAATGCCTGTGCCGTTTATACCTGTAATGTTGTCCCAAGTTGTGATTAAAACATTAGCACTTGTATATAAAGCAAATTTGTAATTGCTACCAGCAGTTAACCAAATTTCACCTGTTGGCACTCTACCAGCAGAATCTAAAATAATTGGATTTGACAATGCAATAGAACCAGATGCAGAAGTATAGGTTGCTTGTGGCGTAGAAGTGCCAGCAGCATAAGAATACAACTTTCCCCCCGCTAATGGAATTCCATTATTGTCAAAAAACTGTTGCCCTGCACCAGCAAGTGCGGAAAGATTGACGGTCATGTTTTTTCCTCAAATACTTTGTGGGTTTACTCGTAGTAAACAGTGCAACTTACAGTGCCGCCGATTACAACATAAATGCCGTTTTCAGTAGTAATGCCATCCAAAAAATTGTAGTTTGTTGCTGCAACAGGGGTAAAAGTGTCAATCACTTTAATACTGGTGCTGGCAGTTTGGGCATCGTAAATTGCAATTGTGGGTGTTGCAGATGCTGCACTGAAGAAAATACCTTTGATTTTGCCTGCTTGCTGTTTGATCAAGGTAGTTGCCGAAATTTGTGCGTAATTGCTAGACATGGTTGTCCTTTCAGTTCATCAAATTATATGCTTCAAAACAGAAAAAGCCACCCCTTTTGAGGGCGGCTCTTTCATTTACTTCATGCCAATTATGGCAGGAAAGTCAGGTCGTAACCGTAGATGAAAATATCAGCGGTTGCGGCTGCGCCTTGGGCTGTGGTGTTACGCACATACAGGTATTGGCCTGTAATCACATCGGTTGAAGATGCTGCGGTGTTAACAACCTTAGCCGCTGTGGTAGCGCCTGTGGGGGTGGTTGCAGACAGTACAGCAGTACCGCCAGCGGCAGGGGCGGTATAAACCGCAAATGCTGCTGTGGTCAAGCTGGTGCTTGCATTGCTCAACACAACATAAGCAACGCTGACACGTCCTGAAACTAGGATTTGTGCAACGGTATCGCCTACGCTGTTAAGGTTCACCGATTGTGCAGAGGCAATCAAGCGCAAGGCTTGGTTGGTTGCAAGATTCGATGGATGGTTAGTAGTGGTGCTTGCTGCGCCTGGATTAGCCATGATTAATTTCCTTTTTTAATGGGTTGATTAGGAAGCCACTCGGCAAGCCAATTCGGGGTACAGCGGCGCCCAGCCATACAGCACATCAACACGAGTCGGGATTGAATCGTTATTAATTGTGTATTGGCGAACAACACGCATTGACAAACCCAAGTCTTTGTCACTTGCACGACCAGCGAAATGCACGCCATCAGGCAATTCCAAATCGGCGGTAGCCAATGTGAAAGCATTTTTGTGCATAACGATGTTCTGCGGTGACACTGCGCCAGTAACGTTGAACGGGGTCACAGCAGAAGCGCCAGCACTTGTGATGGACACGTTTTGGAACTGACCAGCAGAGATAACAGCAGGAGACACAGTTACGCTAGTACCGCTGATGGCAGTAATAACGAAATTGCGTAACTTGTTGCTACCGTAGGCTTGACGGTTCTGGGGGTTGACCGCATACACGTTAGCGATGGTGAAAGTGTCACCAACGTTAGGAGTGAATGTGCCTGACTTGGTCAAAGTCAAAGTAGATGTTTGCGCCCAGCCAGAGGTCAAAATGCCAGTGTCGGTGCTTGTGTTGATGGTGGCTGTACCAGCATAAGAACCAAAAGTTTGAGCAGAAATGTTCTGATCCATCTTCCAATTCATACCAGCAGAGTCACGACCCATCATGCCTTTGGAATATTGCATTCCAATGGTTGTGTTAGGCACAAACAGACCTTTCAAGCTGTCCACGATTGTTGCGCCAGTGAACGGCTCAATAATGCAAGAACGGCGACCATCACGAGGCGCACCCTCTGCGTCCAAGTAGGCTTGGGCGGTCAGGTATGTCAACAATGATGTAGGAGGTGTGCCAGCAGTACCAACGATGTTGGCAGTGTTCAGCTTCGCTACAGTTGTGCCGTCAAAGTCAATTTTGTTGGCGATGGCAGCTACAGCAGGCTTCAATACACGGTCAGAGAACATATCCAAAGACAAAGCCAAGTCCTGAGTAGTGAATTGGGTATCAACGTGGAATTGTGTAGACAATGTAACGGGAGTGCTGGTTTCGTTGAAATCTTCAACATTCAGCGCAGGGCCAGATGTACCGATAAAACGACCAGGGCGGCGAACGTTCAGAGTTGCACCGATCTTTGCGCCAGTAACGGCGAATTGATCATCATAGTTACGCATAACTTCAGAGGAGAAAGTCAACTCGTTTTCCAAAACCATCAACGCTTCGTTGGTGATCATGGAGATGGTAAGCAGATTGTTGCTCATTTCATTTCCTTATAAAAGATTTGGTTTGTCAGCGGATTCGCCCTGCAAGTCGTGCTGCTTTCCAAGCCTGATAGTTTCCATGAAATTGACGGTTTGAGTCAAGATCAGTAACTGGCCCGTTTGCAGACGCTTTGATTGGGTTAATCGGCGCTGGCGCTTTACTTCTTCCAACAGTAGGCTTTGTCTGAGTCTCAGTCTTTTCAAACCTTGCCTCCAGTTTCCCAATTGTAGCCAAGGCTCTTGTCAAAGTCATGCCTTGCAGTTGTTCAGCTATGTCAGGATTTTCAGCCAAGTGATACAGGATTCGAGGGCCAACTTCTGATTCAAATATTGCGTCCCGCACTTCGTTGCTCACAACAACATCAGCAGAACCCACCATTTCTTCAAAATCTGGTATCTCGCTCTTTGCAGAGTCAACCCGTTTTGCCCAAGTGTTTATCAATTGGTCTCGTTCGGCTTGAACCTTTGCCTGCACTTCCTTTTGCTTTTCATCTCTGAATCGCTGATCTACCCGATAGTCTGTCAACGCTTTAGCGAATTCATACATATCGGAGAACTGATCTGGCTGCGGTTCTTCTTCGGTTACTTGCTCGGCTTTAGGCTTTGCTTTGTCCTCATAGTCCCGCAACTTTGCTTCCAGTGACTGCCTAGCTTCACGCTCTTGTTGCGCTTCTTTTCGCGCTTCCTCACGTTGCTTGGTAATCTCTGAAAACCTTTTCTCCAACTTAGGATTCTGTTTTCGATCCTCTACCGCTGTTGCCTCTTTCTCGCTCTCGGTTGGCTCACTCTGATTGTGCGGCTCTGCTGGTGCAGCCTCGCTTGTATCAGCTAACCCAAGCCTCTTGGCGGTGAATTCAGCCATGTTCTCACTGGTAAGCACCGTTTGTGCTTGCCTTGGTTGCACTTGTGGTGCGTCCTGTACTTCTGACATAGGTTTTATCCTAAGAATTAACCCAGTTGACCCAACTGGTAAGGTTTTGTGGTTTTTACCACGAAATCATGAATCAGTCAATCATTGTGCCATTGGCGGTGCGCCTTGCGGCATCTGACCCTGTGGCATTTGCGGTGATTGCATCGGTTGTGCTTGCGGCATTGCGGCTTGTGCCAGCGGATTACCGCCTTGAGCAATGTCTTGGGCGGCAAACTGTGCATACTGGTTCTGTTCGGCATTCCTACGGGCTATTTCCTCATTCAAACGCCCTGTATCCATGCGGTGCAACAGCAGTTGAACAATTGCCTCAATCTCAGTCTTGTTCTGGCTGGTAATGGCACGGGTATTCTGGTCATTAACCTTAACTTCAGCCATTGTTTCGGTGTTGTGCGCTTTGGCGGTCTGGCGCATAAGTTCTCGTTTAGTCTCAGCATCTTGCTTGACTTGCTCAATATCGGCACGTTGTTGCATTGCCAACTGCATCGCTGCCATCTGGTTTTGCATATCCTGCACGGTTTTCTTAGCCTGTGCCAATTCCATCTGTACTTGTGGCGGTATATCTGATTTCTCATCAATCTGCGCCAGCGGATTCATGGCTGCAAGGCGGTCGGCAATGACATCTGCACCAGGGAAATCCATGTTTCTGAATACCAAGTCACCCGCCACATTGAACAATTCAGGTTTTGCCATCAGCGGCATCAACGCATCAACTGCCTGTTGGCGCTTGGTCATAAAGCCTGGCCCTGTGTCCATCACTACGTCATATTCGCCCACAGTCACATCATTCAGCACTGTTTGAATGCCATCATCTGTGGTTTTCTGCTCATTAATAGTCTCCATGCTTGGCTGACCATCACTGCCAATAATCCGCATTACCCGCTGGGTGTCGTAGATTTTGGGGATTAAATCAAGAATGATCTTGCCCGTGTGCCGAATAGAACGGGTCATGTTGTCGTAAAAGTGGAAGTTAGACAGGTCAACCTGATTTTGCTGACCCGCCAAGGCTTTGCCCGATATATTGCCGCTTGGTAATTGGTTGGGGTCAAGAATACCCAGCACCATCTGCAAATCAGCAGAGATAGCGCCTGCGGCTTCCATGATGCCCATAGGTGGCGGCTCAGGTTGTAGACGTTGCGGCACAGGTGCTGGTGCGCCGTCAATGTCTTTTTGCTTGTAGCGCAGCACAGGGCTTGACTTGATGTTAGCCAGCGCCCATTCGCTCTCATGTCCCTCATCTTGACCCTCAGCCAGCAGCCATTTGGCTTTAGGTGCAAGGGCAATGCTCTCGGTCATACTGGTGCGCCAGAAGTTGTACATACGCTGTGGGTCTTTTGCAAACCTCACCAAACCGTATTTCTTGCGCTTATCGTCCACAATGACCTGTGCGCCATAACAAGGCACAACGGGGATATATTTACCCGCCCATGTCTTTTCCTCAATAATTTCCATTGCGGTCATCTTGACCCATTTAACGGCCTTGCGGAATGATTCCCGCTGGTCAAGCACAGTCAATCCAGCGGCTTCTACCCGTTCAAAGAATGTATTTGAGTCGGCAAAGTGTGTTGTTCCGTCACTCAGCAAATACAGTTTGGCTTTTTCACGTTCAACATAGAAGTATTCAGCAAGACGAATATCCTCTTTGGTCACCCAGCTTGCAGTGTCATCCCCTGTAGACCGCTGGGTAAACGATGCCCCGTCATCTGCATTAGGGTACATTTCCCGAAATATCTTTTTGTCCAGCACTGTTGTAATAAGACAACGCTCTGCATCTGACCCGTCAGGCAACACAGAGTTAGGGTCAAAGTAGACCGTAAACGGGTTGTCGATGGTGTCAATGTAAATTTCTTGGTCGAAAGAATCTTCACTGGTATATCGAGTATTGATGCGCCAGTAGCCCCAACCCATACGCACGGCATAGTCAAAGGCAGTGTCATAAGCAGTATCAGCATTGGAGTTGACCTCAATGTGACGCATGATGCCTTCAATAACTTGGGCAATCTTGTAATCAGCCAAGTTATTAACAGCTTGTACTTTTAGACGAGGGCGCTGCTGGCGCTGCTGGTTGGTGACTTGGCGAATGTAGGCATCAATCTTGTTGATGGTTAGGCACGGCCTAGCTTCTACGTTTCGGCTGTTCTGTATTTCAACAGGCCATTGGTCACCAGCGGCAAACTTAATATCGTTCAGCGCCTCGGCTCGGTTCATGCTGTCAGCTTCATTACTAAGCCGCCAAAACTTAATGGCTTCGTTGATGCGTGTGTCGGCACTTGATGCTTGTGCTTGATAGTCAGACATTTTTAGCCCTTTGTACTCATTAGGGGATTATCCCATCCAACTGCCAACATTGGCAATCTGCTCTTGTTTCTTGCGCTTTGCAGGCTCTTTAATCATAAGGGCAATGTACCTAAATGCGTCAGCCCCGTGCGAATAATGATCATGCAGCGGTGTTCTGCTGAATTGCCCTGTGTCTACATCTACCTTATATCTGTAGTGGCGCAAGCAAGCTAGGCCATCGGCCGCGTGTTCACGGTCAAACCAGCAGCTTGGGAATATCGTTCTAGCGGCGTTAATTGAGTCCACAATCGGCACTTTAGGCAAAATGCGGGTCTTGTACCCTGCCGCCCTCACAATGTCATCAATTGACCGTCCAGCGGCTGCCAGTGTCTTGTTCTCAGCGTCATGCGGTAACCAGATGGTGTCGTACACATAACCATAGGTTTGCATGGTTGCCAGATAGTAGCTGATGGTTTTCTGACTGTCCTCAATGTATCTGATTAGTCTGGTCTCCATACCCACAAACTGCAAGAACCAGATAGCGGTGCTGTCTGACCAACCCAAGTCGAACACCGCATGAACTGGCTTGGTTGCGTCATAAGCCACACGGGTGATGCGCCCCTCTTTCTCGGCCTGCTGCATTTCCTTGGCAAAGATAGCACCATCCACTGTTTGGCGACACAAACCCTCCCAAACTTGGTTGTAGGCTTCCTCGTCCCGTTCTTTCAGTGCATCCTTTTCCAGCCGCAGGGTTTCGGGAAACCAAGGGTTGTCTGACCAATTGATCTTGATCTGGATGCAGTCATCAGGCGGCTTAAGCACAAACCGCTGATAAGTCTCGTCTGCTTCTAACTCAGGATTAAACGAAACCCATATCTCGCTACCTTGCTTTCGGATGGTTGGTATCAACACATTCCAGCTTAGGCGGCTGGTAGTCTGGGCTTCTTCCACCCAGCAAATATCTACACCCTCATAGGATTTGATGTTGGCAATATTGTTCTTCAGTCCAGCAAAAGCGAATTCTGTGCCATTCTTGCCCCTGATGCTGTTTTGCGTGATCTCATAAAAACCCAGCAGGCCAAGCGATTCGATCTGGTCTGACAACAGCTTATGGACTGAATCTCTGATGCTGGTCTGAAACTCTCGAGCGCACAGGATGCGTAACGGGTCTTTAGCGCCTTTGATCAGTAACGCTCTAGCGATGCCCCATGACTTAGCGCCACCCCTACCGCCGTAGGCTACCTTGTAGCGTGATGGTTGGAATAAGCCTTGCAACTTGATTGGAAACTCAGCGTTGGCAATGGCACTGGCTACTTCAGACAAATCATTTCCTTATAGGTTGTTGGTCGGTCTGACAATCCAGACAGTCGGCGATTGCAGGACTCAATGCCTTGCCATAGCGAACCAACACGGCTGGGGATTGGTGAGGAATTACCAGAGATGGCGCAAGCCTTTCAGCGGCAACCACATGAACCAGTCAATCCCCATGCGTATTGTCACTCAGGCTTTACAAATGTCACCTGAATGCCTGTGAGCAGTGGCGCACCATCTGCACCTGTGATTTCCTGCTTTGTGCTTTCCCGATACTTCTTTGGAAACCTTGCAGCCATTGATCTTGACCACAGTGTCGAATTCAGCCTATCGCTTTCTTTGTTCTCAACCATGTAAGCAGCGGCTTGTTCTTCCCACCATGCCTGCTCATAAGTCTTAGCATCGTCCAAGGCGTGTAGAAATTCTTCGTGAGCATCTCGCCATAAGTAAATGGTTCTAAGACTTACGTTAAGCTGATAACAGATTTGCTCAACAGATTTGCCGATGCGCCCTAAGTCCCTGACAGTCTCGCAATATGCGGGGTCATATAGGGTTGGGCGACCTACTGGACGCTTTGCGGGTACATCGGCAGTTTCTGTCATTTCTTTTTGGGGCTGGCTTTTTTGGCCTTTTCAGCCTCACGCTTTACGCTGTATGCAATGGCAACGGCTTGCTTTTGTGGCTTGCCTGCTTCCATCTCCTTGGCAATGTTTTTACTCATTGCCTTGGGTGTCATTGATTTGATCAGCGGCATTATGATTGACCGTGAATGATGGCGAAATTGATGATCACTGCCTCAGAATATGAAGTTGAAGCAGTCAAGTTACGCAACGTGATCAAGGCTGAACCTGTGGTCAAGTTGGAAATGTAGGTGGTGTAAGCGCCAGCAGTGCTACCAGTGGTGGTGCTGGAAATACACACAATAATTGTGTCATTGGCTGAAATCAAACTATTATTCAGCGTAAATGATGCGACTGCGCCACCAGCCAAAGCCGCATTGTTCATTGTGATGCGACCAGCAGACTTATTCAACGTTACCGCTGTGGATTTGTCTGTTGCCTGAGTTACAGCACCTTGAGCAGCGGTCGAATAACCGATCTCTTGAGTTGCGTAACAAGTGGTGAATTCTGGGTCAGCGTAAGCTACGCCTGTTGCAATTGAGTTTGACATGATGTTCCTTTAACAGTTCCAGTTTTTGAGGGATGCCTTTGCCCTTTCCGCTGGGCCTTTGGCGTTTTTAACTACTCCCTCCATTCTTGCACAAAAACTGGCTTTTCGACCAGCATCTGCTTTAGTTTTGGGGTTGGGGGCAGGCGGTTTGAGATTTGCGTTGTTCTTTGCGTTGTATTCAGCACGACCCTTAGCCGTCATTCCAGCACCCTTGTCTGTCGGGTTATAGGTTTTACCCTTGCCCGTGGTCTTGTGCTCAATGGGCTTGTCGTGCTTTTTCATTTCTTTTTGGCAGTCTTGGCAGATTGCTTAAATGCCTCGGCAGTCGGTGCGCCCTTTGCGCCTGGCGTTCTCATACGCTCTGGCGTTTTACCCGCAGCCTTTTGGCGCTCAATGCGCTCTTGCTTTGCATGAATGTTGGCGTACAAGCCAGGTTTAGTTGCCATTTTTAAGCCTCCACAACAGCGCAAATGTCTGCTTCTTGAATGATTTGATAGTCTTGTCCATCAATACGGTGTACAGGCCAGTTAAGGTAATCCCCGTTCCCGTACTTGATGAAGTCTCCAACTTGTGCCTGAGTCACCATCGGGCCTGCTGCCACAATCGTTCCCTCATTAAACGGCTCTTTGTTGTTGACGTAGATTATGTCGGATAAATTGCGGGTATTCGGCTTCACCACCACCCTGTCACGCAACGGCTTGATCATTTGATCTCCTTGTGTATTTGCGCTTCTGGGGGGTTACAGTAATCTGGTCAGTGGTTATGTCGTATGTAGACAACACTTGTATTGCCTCAAATTGACCACACCAATCAGATTCGTGCTTGTTTTGCTGGTGCGGGTACAGGCGGCATACGCCCATAACTTGCTGGTGTCGGTAAAACCGACAGCCTCCGCAATTAGAATGTTCATCAGCCATTCAAAACTCCTTTTTTGTTTGGTTAGTAGACCCTGCCAATTTGCCTTGGCAGTGGTTTACGCTTAATCTTGGTAGCACTTGCGGTCATGGACATACGCCACACCGCTGGTTTTACCGCCGTCAAATTTCTTGTCTGCACCAACCATATTGGTCATGGCTTTAGGAATGTTATTTTTAACACTACCATTGCTTTTCATTTCGGGGGATGGGTTGCCAGCCAGTTTTGCTTGGTTGCCATAACCATATTTGCCGTTCATTTCTTTCATGATTGCCTCACTTTAAGGTTAAAAGGTACAGGGTTGAATTGATCAGATCAGCAATTTCATCAACGATGTTTTGCAATTCTGTATCTTGGGGGATTTCTTTTCGTGCATCTTGCACAAATTCTTTTAATTGAGTCAAGTAATCATGCGGCTTTTCTAATGGCTGGTGCATTTCATCAGGGAATTTTTCCATACGAGTATCGTATCGACCCTGATAGCTTTCTGCCAATGAGTCAGCCAAATCAACAATTTTAGGGTAAAACTTACCTAATGCTTTGTGAATGCCGTATTCTTTTGTTTGTAAATGTTGAAAATGCGTAATCGTTCCCGCATGGAATAGCGTTGCAACAAATTCGGCGACTTCTTCGTTCATATTCAGACTATATCAAAAAAAAGGGGGTTACAACACCCCCCCCTAAGACAACTGCACATCCATTGTAGGCACAGGCACATCAGCAGGCCATGACCCCGCATCGCAAAGGGCTTGCACCGTTGCTTGATGGGCATCCAACCATTTCTGTTGGCGTTCTTCTTTGGATAAATCCTTGCCCTGGTCAATCTCGTAATGGCACTTCAGGCACAGCGCAGCTACCAAATTGTCATCAGCCTTAACGCCACGGCCTTTGCCACCGCCCCAATTTGTATGTGCTGCTTGCACCATTTGACCTGATCCACAGGCTTGACAATCAAGCCCCGCTACCAGTTTCAGTAGTTTTTTTGATCGGATGTACTCGTGTTTTTGAAACAATTATTGTCTCCAGTGTTGTAAATCGGTGTTCATTGGCACATTCCAAACGCCGCCTGCGGGTGTTTCCTGTGCTTACTCTGGTTTCTTTGACTATTGTCCATGTACCGCATTCAGGGCATTTCATTGGTGCGCCCTGTCTTGCGCCCTGCTTGTGGCTTCCCGTGTGCGCCAAATCTCAATATCAAGCCTTGATGCCTCAATTTCCCATTTTAAGGTTTCCTCTTGATGGATAGCCGCCGCCAGCCCTTTTAACAATTGATGATATTCGGGGTCGGCATAAGCTTCCCGTTCCTGTGCGTTGGCAGCTTCAAACCCCATTGACAAGGCATCTTTCATCAAAAGGGCTTTTTTGGATTTGCGAAATTCTTCAAGATAAACCCGCTGGGCTTTGGCTTCGCCATAAGCTGATGCTTTGTCTCGAATGTCTTGTGCCGCTTCTTCTGGTTTCATTTCAATACTCCAATCATGCGTAAAGCCGCATCAGGACTGTCTACAACCGCCAATGCGCCACCGTTCCAGCTTCCATGCCACCTTAGCTGGTCTTCAGTCAAAAGCCGCCTAGACGGGCTTTTAAAGCCGTCTTTAACCTCCATAAGCAGGGTCTGGCCTTGATAGCCCACCAGCAGATCAGGTACACCTTTGCCAACACCAGCCAAAGATTGCACCGTAGCGCCAGCCGCCCGTAGCGCCAATACAACAGCTTCGTGATTTGCGTCAATTTTTGCTGCTCTCATCGTTCATCCTTTTGCGTAAATCATCAACGGCGGCTTGTCCACGTTTTTTCACCAAGTCGGATAAGGTCTTGTGCCACCAGGCATAGGCTTCGGCTTTCCCCTCCTCCTTGATCTTCTTCCTGTAACGTTTGACCCATTCCCGTGCTTCGCTCTGGCGCAAAATCTCCTGTGTCTCTAAGCGCTGTTCGGATGACTGATTGGCTAAATTCTTCACCATCTTTGAGTCTTCCAAGGATTGAGTTTGCAACAAGTCTTTCATGGTTCATTTTCCTGCCCTTATCAATTTAAATTTTTCCAGCATTTCAGGGGTCGGCGGCACAACTTTCAATCTGTCTTCATCCAGCTTAATCAGTGCAGGATCACGCTCTTGTTTGGATGGCACAGTGGTTGTGGCAACATCAAACCTGTTGACCAATTTAGGCTTGTCAGCAACCCATTCAGCCTTAAATGCCTGCCAGCCACGCACACAGCATTCAATCAAAGCCTGTTCTATTGACCATCCAGCCTTGTTTGCTTCTGCAATTAAGCCATCAATTGCACGTTGAGTAATCGGTGCTTTTTTGGCTTTCCGCAAGGTTTTGAAGTCATCCCAAACAGATTGTGAAACGCCGTCAGGCGTAGCCACGACAGTGGCTTTCTCTTTAATTGGTTTATGGTTATTGGTTATTGGTTTATCGTTATTAGTTGCCTTAGCGATGGGTTGCGAGTCGGAAGCCACTGGGTTCTTTTTACGACCACCAAGGCGACCATTTGCCCTATTTTTCTCAGCCATTGCATGATATTGCTCAATAACTATCTCACATCGACCATGATGCCAACCTGTTTCAGTTAGCTTAAACATATCTTGCAAAACGGTTTTAACCACTTCGCAATCCAACCGCAATCGTTTGGCAACCCACTGGGTATCCAATGGTATTTGGTTTTCGGTGTCGTAATACATATCCAGAAGACGGCGGTAGGCCAAATCTTCGTCATTGGATAAATGGGCTGTGGCGGCTCGGTAGTCGCCAATATTGAACTGGTAGTAGTGCATATAAACCTTACTTCATTGGTCATCTTCACATGAGAAACATTGGCAGGACGGTGAAGAATCGTCTTTTCGGGAGCTACCCTAGCCACGTTTCAGCAAATCTTAGACCACAAACCATTGTGGGCGCAAATCTTTTAACTGGCGCAATCTCAGTTCAGGCACGACTTTCCATTGGCAAACCGCTGCCCGATTAATGCCAAGAATCTTTGCAAGCTCACTCTGTGAGCCTGCCAACTGAATTAATTGCTGTTTTGTCATGGCGGTATTGTATGTTAAGGCAGATAAACAACATAATCCCTACAAAACAGTCGGGTACTTAACAAGGTGCTTGCATGAATGTTTAGTTTGCTTAACAATACATCCATGCCCTAGCAATTCCGCACGGGGTCTTTTAGGAGTAAGTATGAAACACATTGCAACGCTTCCCGCCGTAGACGCTCGCATCATGATTGACCAAGGTCTTGAACACCTTGTCGTTGAACATGGCGACTTAACCGCCTCACTTGATTGCTACTTTTGCCCAGTAACTGGCAACCTGTGGCACGCCTACCTTGGCACTACCGAACTCTATAACGTGCTTTCAGCCACCGTTATTGAATCCCTTGAACGTGAATATGCGCCTTTGTGCGCTTAAGGAACAACTATGTTTGACATTGAAAAGTACACCAAACCCACCGATTGGTCACAAGTAGCACTGTGGATTGTTTCAGCAGCCGCCATTGTGGTGATCATTCTTGACGTTTTTTTCTGGCGCTCATAAAAGGAATTTAAATGAAAATGATCACCTATTCACTTATGTGTTGGCTTGCAGTTATCTCTGCTGGCTGCTCAAGTCTGCCAGGCGCAACGCCCCAAGCACCCAATCAAGACTTAATTGTTGACAAACAAGTACAGCCAATGGGTCGGCAAGAAGTCATAGACGCTGTTCGCCAGTGCGAAACATCAGGACTTCGTGCCATCCCCTTGTACGCCAAACGCAAGATTGGTGGCTACACAGTTGAAACTGTGGTGGAAGTCACCTGCGGCCCTAAATACGCTTACTAAGGAAATATCATGGAAACCAAAGACATTATCGAACGTGCATTCCAAAAAGAAACATTCATCGGCAAACAGATTGCCGCAGCCTTTGTCAAAGCACAACGTCAGTTTGGCCCTGCTTTAAAGACCTCTACAAACCCGCATTTTCGTTCTAAGTACGCTGACCTTTCCAATTGCGTTGAGGCCGTTATTGGGGCTTTAAACGACAACGGCATAGGTTTGATGCAGCGCACCTATGAATCTAAAGATGGCGTGATGGTTGAGACCGTGTTTATCCACGAATCTGGCGAAATCATGGAATGCGGGTTACTTCATGTGCCTGCCAGCAAACAAGACCCACAGGGTTATGGTTCGGCTTTGACTTACGCCAGACGCTATAGCTTGCTTGCAGCTACAGGGCTTGCCCCAGAAGATGATGACGGTAACAGCGCCAGCCGCCGCACGACAGTTGACAACAAAGTAGAAAGCAAAGTTAACGCAAGTCAGATGGCAGATCACATTGCCGCAATTGATGCCAGCGCCAACAAAGAGGAATTACAAACAACCTATGCCGCTGCTTACGCCGCCTGTGAGAACGACCAGGCATGGCAAGCCAAGGTGATCAAAGCTAAGGCAGAACGAATTGCAAAAGCTAAAAAGGAGAAAGAAAATGGAAACTGAAATTGTTCAAGGTACAAATGACTGGTTTGCCATCAGATTAGGCAAAGTCACTGCAAGCAGGGTAGCTGACGTAATCGCAAAGACAAAGACGGGTTACAGCACCAGCAGGGAAAACTACATGGCGCAGCTTGTGGTCGAACGCCTAACTCAGACCAAGGCAGAGTCGTTCACCAATGCGGCAATGCAGTGGGGTACAGATCAAGAACCGTTTGCCCGTGCCGCTTATGAGGCCGCACAAGGCGTTATGGTGGAAGAAGTGGGCTTTGTACCGCATCCAACAATTAAATGGGCTGGTGCGTCTCCTGATGGCCTTGTTGGGGATGATGGCCTTGTAGAAATTAAATGCCCAAACACTGCCACCATGATTGAGGCGCTGTTAACAGGCAAAGTACCAACCAAATACTTTACCCAGATGCAATTTCAAATGGCTTGTACTGGCACAAAGTTTTGTGACTACGTTGTATTTGATCCCAGAATGCCAGCCAAAGCGCAATTGTTTGTCACCCGTGTAAATCGGGACGATGCCTACATTGCGGAGATTGAAGCGGAGATTGTCAAATTCCTTGCTGAAGTCGAATCCCAAGTGCAACAACTTAACCAAATCATTGAAAGCAAATAATGTCAAAAATCAGAAAAGAAGTTTCCGCAATTGTTGGTCAGTACACAAATAAAGACGGTCAGACAAAGAACCGCTACCAGCGCATCGGTAGCATTATTGAAACCCGTAATGGCGAAATGCTCAAGCTGGATGTAATCCCCTTAAAGGAGAACGGTTGGGATGGTTGGGCGTATCTGAACGACCCTAAGCCATTTGAACCCAAGGGCTTACCTGCTGACGATGATATTAATTTTTAAGGAGTAATCATGCTGCATCCAAGAGTCAGAAACACCGACCCTTTGACCAGTTGGCAGGCAGCAGGGTCTGCAAAAGACCTTGCCAGCCGTCATGCCCAGATCATTGTGGATTGCTTATCTAAGCACGGCTCACAGGGTAAAGATGGCATTGCCTCCATAACAGGATTAGAGTCGATGCAAGTAGCCAGGCGTTTGCATGAGTTAGAACGTGACGGGGAAATTTGCTTGACGGGTAAGGTTGTTAAATCTAAATCAGGGCGCATGGAACGTGAATGGAAAATTATGCCTATTCAGCGGGAGTTGACATGACACAAGATGAAATCATTGAGATGGCTTTAGAAGAGTGGCGTAGCGGGGATCAGGTTAAACAAGCAGGGCTGGATAGAAATTACACCAATCTTTTTAAAGCCCTTGCCAAACTGGTAGTTGCCAAAGCCATTGCAGAATTGGAAAGCCAAGAGCCTGTGGCGCATTGCACAGTCAGGCCGCTACGAGGGGACGAGGCTTACCCAAAAACTGAAATTCTATGGGTTAAAGGAAGGCCCATTGCTGGCCCTCTCTACACCCACCCACCACAGCGCACATGGGTAGGGCTGAATGATGAAGAGGTTCGGCAAATGTGTGGAAGTGTGCCAAGCATGAAAGAAGCTGTTCAAGAAGCAGAAGCCAAACTCAAGGAGAAGAATTGCGCTGGCTAATCTTGGTCATGGTAGGGGTGAGTTGGCATCCAAAGCCAACCACCACCGCCGAATTAATATATAAAGCCAGACAAAAGTCTGTTAGCAATGTTTGCAACAAACCCCGTAAATCAAAAGCCGTTAAGGAGTTATGCGCCAAATGGGAGAAATAATTGTCACCATCCTAGTTTTGTTTGTTGGCGTTTTGATTGGCATTGGAGGTGTATTAGTATTGTTTCTGATAATGTCTGATTAAAAGGTTAAATTAAAAATAAATAATTAACTTTTAAATGTCATTTAGTTGGGTTAGAGTTTGTGTACGGGATATTCCGTACCAAATTTTAAGGAGTGCAAAATGTACAAAGTTGAAATTCAGATTGGCGATTGGACTTGGGTTGAAGATGAGATAGTAACCATTGAAACCGCTGACTTTGAAAAAGCTCAAATCATTCAAGAATTTATTGAGTTTCAAAAAGATCACGGTTGGGCTGCTGACTATGAGTTGTCACAAGAATACGTTGACAACCAAAGCGAAGAAGAAGAAGAAGTTGAAGAAGACGAAGAAGACGAAGAAGCTGAATACGAAGTTGGCGACATCGTTGAAGATGAAGACGGCTTGGTGTGGGAATTGGTGGGCTGATATACTACCCATACAGTTGTCTTTAGGGAGTCTTCGGACTCCCTTTTTTTATTCAATATCGTGATCTGCTTCTACATCCCTAGCTAACTGCCGCCAATCAAGACTGCGTGTATACAACGTGTATATACGTTCATTGGTTAAAGGTTCAGTTTTGCGCTGAAGTTTACTGTTAGCGATTGCCAATGCAAGTTGTGTCTCTTGCAGTATTGTGTGCAACTCTTTTATTTCTGAGCGCAAATAAGTAACAAGATCATACGTCATGGATTTTGCCCCTAAACTCAATTTGACCGTCTGCCCATGTGTGTACAAGTTCAGGCCAAAGCAAATTGCCGTCATGAAATGTCAGAATGGCAAAACCGCTACGCCAGTTGGTTGGAGATAGCTCAAGG